AATGTCAAATAACCACCGTTTGCAGCATTTGAGTTAAAACCTCCATATTGGGCTGCGGAACCAGAGCTAACAAAAAGTCTTGCGCTAGGACTCGTCGTCCCAATCCCCACATTCCCGCTCGAATCAATTCGGAGGCGTTCTGTAGCGTTTCCAGATGTATTTGGGGTTGCTACAATTAAGTTTGCTCTTGTTGCGCTATTTCCTGTGCTGGACAATCCAATATAACTTTGAGCAACATTTGTTGCATTGTCTTGCCTAAACCTAATTCCTGTAAGATTGCCACTTGTGTCTGATGCTGTATTTGTAATGGAAACAGCTTGCGTTGCCGAATCAATATCTGTTTGAGATGTTGATTTTACAACATGAATATTTGCGCTTGGCGAAGAAGTCCCAATTCCAACATTTCCACTCGAATCAATGCGGAGGCGTTCTGTAAGACTTCCACCGCCTAGCGTTGATATGACCATTCCACCATTAGATCCATCCGTCATGGCTAGGCCAATCGCCGCATTTGTTGATCCATTTGCGTTTAGGCACAAAAGTCTTTGCACTAATCCAGAAGAGTTCCCATAGTTAATCAAAACACCTGCATTACCAGATGCGTCAGACGATGGGCCAATAAAGCTACCTTGCCCATTAACTGCAAGTTTATATCCAGAAACAGGCGAGGATCCGATCCCAACATTTCCACTCGAATCAATCGTAAGAGCTTGATTACTGCTGGTCAGATTTGACCTAGCAACAACAAATGTCATAGATCCAGTTGTAGAGGCATCTGATCCAAGACCCCAAATTTGCGCCTGACCAGATGAGTTTGCAATTAGTGTTGAGTTTGCAAGTCCACCAGAAACAGTGCCTTGAATATAGGTCTGCCCATTTACATGAAGTTTTCCCGCAGGACTCGCAGTCCCCACTCCCACATTTCCACTCGAATCAATCCTCATCGACTCAGTACCGCCTTCAGCAAACGCAATCGTGTCGGCGGCGGGGAAATAAATTCCGGTGTTGGAATCGCCTGTCGGGCTGATGGCTGGGGCGGAGGCGGAGCCTGCTTGAGTTGTTAAAACACCAGAAGTGATGGATGGGCTGGTTAGAGATGGGCTGGTTAGCGTCTTGTTTGTTATGGTCTGGGTGTCATCCGTGGTAACGAGCGTCTTTGTGCTGGGGATCGTGGTTCCGTTGATTGTGGATGAAGCCGTGATTGCCCCTGTAACCGCCAAAGTCCCGCCAACCGAAGTGTTTCCAGAAAGCGTGGAGGCCCCAGTTACTCCTAGCGTTCCGCCAATGGTAGCATTGCCAGTAATCGGAAAATTTGAGGCAGTTCCGGCCTTTATTAAGTCGGACGGGGTAACTTTCTTTAGGGCGGTTGCCGAGGCATCATACATCAAAAGCAAATCATTTGCCTGATCCACGGTGGTTTCCGCCGATCTATTGGTAATGGCCTCCGGCTGAACCGAGGCGTTGGCCTGAATGTTGTTTAGCTTCGTTGCCGTTACTGTGTCGCCATCCGAAAAGCTCTGTGTTGTGGTGATTTCTGCCATAAATTAACTCCTAATTCGATGTAAGGCGGGTTTTGAGCCAGTCAAAAAGAAAAGAAAAAATAATTCCTATGACAGTTGCCCCGCCCAAGATTTTTGCCCAGATATTCTCTATCGCACTGACCCTCATGGATATGCGCTCAACCCATTCCCCGAGGTTGGATGCCTGCTTCTCCACGATGTCGCAAATATGTTTTTGCCGCTCCTGCATGGCCCTCTGAACTTCCTCAAGCCTTGCAAGACGTTCCTTCATTTCCACGATTGCATCCACCATGTCGATCCCCATAACACTAAGCATCCTTGCGGCCATGCCCCTCCAAGTAAGAGACCGCCACTGCAATGTGAATGATCGCCCCAGTTAGTGTTTCCGGCTCTCCAAGATCCTTCCTGACCTTGGCATAGCTTATTAAATGCTTTGTGCGTGGATCGTATCCCAACTCTCCGGCATCTAGGTTATGATCCTTGGCAAGCTTGATGGCTCTCTCGAGGATCTGGGAGTTAAGCCTGCCGAGAAATAGCTTGGCCCAAAGCCAGAAAAGGAGCTTCTGAAAAACAGTCATTTATTTCCCCAAGCGGGTTTCTTCCACCAGTCGGAAGGATCTTCAACTATTTTGGCCTTAATCGCTTTTTGGGCATCCTTTAGGTCTGTGGCTAAAAAGATTGCAGGCTCACCGTCTCGATAGCCCAATACCAGAAAGCCCTCCCGATAAAGGTAGTCTATGGCTTTGAGGGCCTCGGTTTCTGGGATTTTCATGCTAGAAAAACAAGGCCAAGGTTTTATCCAAGGCCAAGGCCGTTTCGCCGAAGCTACTGCGGGTTTTCAAATTCACATCCCCTCCGGCACGGGAGGGACTAGGAACTGGACGGCATCAGCCTCGTCCCGTGTGCTTGCTAAAAGTCGTGCCTTGTAGTCGTGGTATGCGGAGCGCAGGTTTGCGATAAACTCACGGCCTTGCTCAACCTCAAGATTGGTCAATACGCCCAAAGCGGCGTTTCGTTGCCAAACCTCATCATACCCAGCCTCAGTGATCTTGGCCGTCACAAGCTCACGGATGCGGGTTAGGTTCTCTTCGTGAGCTTCCTCGATGGTGCGGGTGTCCTCGAAGAATGAGGTTCCGTCTAAATAATGATGAAGTGTTTTGTGTCCCATATATTAAACGTATTGAAATGACATACATGGAAACATTGTGTTTGCTGGTGCTCCCACATTAAATGTTTCGTGAGTTGTCTGGTTATATGTTGTAGCTGTATAATAAAATGTATATCTGCTTCCCTGCCCAGCCACTGAGCTTGAGCCAACAAAACTTTCAAGAAATAACGGTTGTGAGGACGTTCTTATTGTTACGTTTGTTTGTGTTTCTGCCGTCAATGAAAGATAATAAAATCCACGAACTATATTTGTTGCAGTAACAGAAACATCAATAGTTGTGTTTGCCGCTGTTCCTGTTGAGCCTGTTCCTCCTATTACATAAGTGGATGGTATTCCGTCCTCACCACATTCCCACATTGCAATATGACAATTAACGGCTGGGGTTCCTGCTCCTGCAACATAATAGCTTAGTTTATCGACTTGCCCTGCTGATGGAACATAAACTGGCATAAAGTTTCTAACTTTTGTCCCACTATATCCACCACCGTTATTTTGATATGGATTCCACATCCCTATATATGCGCCAGTTGCAGTATTCTTATATTGAGGGAAAAGCGGAATTTCTGCAAAAGAAGCATCGCTAAACAACGCTCTTGTGTTCTTTCCAGCGGCGGGGGCGGGAACTAATCCCGCCGTTCCTCCACTAGAAGTCGTGGCTCCGACTAAGTTCGATGAACTGCCGCCTCCAATAAATCCCATTCCTTAACCCTCCCAAGCCACAAAAGCCTTACCAGTCGTGGCGCATAATACGTTGATGGCTTGCGTAGGAATGAAACTGGTCTCAAAAACGATTCCACCCCCGTTTGCAGAAAGAAGCAATCCAGTGGTGGTGGTTGGCGTATATCCGATCCCAAGATACATCGCAGTGTCAGAGATGTTCTGAATTACAAAATACTTTCTGGACGAGTTGGATGCGGCCACCTGCTGAGATGTTCCGCCAGTCGTGATGGTGGACGAACGGGTTGTGATGTTACCAGTGGAAGAAAGCGCAGTGACACTCCCGCTTACTGGCTGAGTGGATTGCCAGAATGTTCCGCTTACTGGCACAGTTCCATTTACATTTACGTTTGGCCTTCCGCTTGAATCCACGCTAACCGCACGGAGATTAGTGCCATCTGATCCTCCGTAAAGATTTGCGGAAGTCGGGGCTGTTGATCCAACCGTACCAGCAGAAGAAAGATTAACGTCTAACCTGCGAGCGGAGCCAAATACAGTAGAGGTGATTGCGTTTCCAGATCCGTCCCTTACGTCACAAAGAACTCCGTTGGCTATGTCAGCTTTGATTAAGGCTATATCCGCCTGAGTTGTGGCAAGAAGCGATTCCAGCCCGTCCGTATTGACGTTGATGCTGTCCGCATCAATCTTTACGTCCTGAAGCTTCTCGTAGAGCTCTTTGATGCTAGGCATCGAATTAGGCCTTGTAAGCTACAACCTTGCCGCTCGTCAGGGTGAATGCGGTGAACTTTCCGTAAATCGTTGCTCCCTTGGGCAAGGGCAGAGATCCAGTGCTATCCCCGTCCCAATTCGAGGCAGTGAGAAGAGAAAACACGCTGTCCTCCAAGGCCGTAATCGACCCGAAATTCCCCGTCACGGCGGTTGTTCCGCTCTCGTAGGTGGCCCCGTTGGAGCCGCCCTGCCTTGTATCTTTGCATAATTCCTTGATTGAACTCATTTTTTTCTAGCTCCAATTCCAAATTTTTTTGATCCGGCTTTTGGAAAATTTCCGGCTTTTAAGTTTTCCTTTTTCCTCGAACTCCCGATAAAACCTTTTTGCGCCTGCCTCCGAAGAATCAGGATCGACAATGCTTCGGTGGATATAGGGGGCGGAAGGAACTCTCCTGAGCCCCTTCCGCTTGTCCCTATCCTCAACAGAGACGATCTCCTGAACGATTTTCCCATCTTTGTTTTCATACAAGTAGATGGGCATAATCAATCAGGCATTGCCTTCGTTGTCGGCTTCTTGCGCCATGGCTCGGATGTCATCCTCGCTCTTTTCCTCATCGCCCTCATCGGGTGTAAGGTTGGCTTCAAAGATTTCGATGGTTGCGCCTTTGTCGTCCAGCTTCGAGACGGTTCCCTTCAGGGCAACATAATCGCCCTGCTTGGCTCCTTCAGGAAGTTTGTCTGCGGGTACATCCAAAGACAGGCCCAAACCCTCTTTCTCCGAAGAATAATCGGAGCCTTCAGATTCGGGCTTGGGGGAGCCACCCATTTCTGAGCGGCCCCCCTTTGCCTCGGGACTAGCTATGATAAGCAGTCCTTTATTCATCTATTTAGGCGAAACGGCTCTTGGACTTGATGACCACGGCCCGTTTAGCGTTCAACAGTTTGGCGGCGTAGAATGACTTCCAGCCAGCCACAATGGTCTGATTCAACGGATCAGCCTTGTCAGCCTGATTGTTCAGGATGACACGGGGGCTGAAGGGCGAATCACCAGCAATTCTCACCACGCCGAAGGCATTGGCTCCGAGAACCACAGTGCTGTAAATCGAACCAGCAGAGTTGTAGGTTCCGGCAGTCGTGCCTTCGATGAAGGGGTTAGTGTGCTCGCTAATGCGTACCCCGTAAAAACTCCCAAGAGTTCCGGCGGGGAACGATCCCACTTTGGTTTCAGGATTGCGATAGACCGTGTTCAGGAAGTCCGTATCACGGAACAAGTCCCGACTGATCTGAGGCGGAACGAGCGCAGTATATTGGCCGTTCAGGGGGTTAGCCTTGTTCGCCTTGAGCGCAGTCACCGCATCCATCAGATCCTCGGCATCCAGATAGGCGGAAGCCGCCGCAGTGGAATTGAGGGTGCTGAAGTCAGCGATGCCCTGACCATACCGCTTCGTGGTGGCGTTGCCGCCAACGTCAGTGCCAGTCACCAACTGGTCACGGGAGAGGTCGTCAGCCTTGAGAGCCGCTTCCTCGCCCATCGCCGACACCGATTCTTTGAGAACGTCAAAGAGGGAAGTCATTGATAATACGTCACTTATCTTCACAGCTTCCCCATATTGTGTGAGCGACACGGAGACGCTGTTCAGGCCAACTTCACGGAAGGTGCTGATCGGCGTTCCTTCGGTGAGGGTCTGGACGTTGGACGAAGCCGGAACGGTGTCGTACTGGAAGAACTTAACGGAAGCAGATCCGATGTTCTTCGGCAGGTCAACCTGTTGGGCGTAGTCGTTTAGTTTGAGGGTTTCTTTAATGCGATCAACCAACTGCTTGCTCAGGAAAGCCTGAAAATAGCTTCCGAGGGTTGCAGGGTTGCTACGAGTCATAGTAGCCATGATTTTTAATCTCCTATGAGGACTCCGGCATCAGAATCCACCGCCATACTGCGAAGGAAGGCCTCCTGCTGACGGGAATCCATCTCATCGAAGGATTTCCGCTTGGCAGGCTTTTGACTCCCACTGGCAGATAGCGAGGTCTTTTTCCGAAGCTCCCCGTTTTCTTTTCTTAAAGATTCAATTTCAGTCCTCAACGCTTCCGACTCCTCCGCCGCCTTTTGCATCTTGGCAATCTGGGTGGCATAGATGAATCCATTGGGCGTTGAATTGATGAGGTTGCGAAGTTCGGCATCCTCGCTCTTGAGAAGAGAGATCACCCTCTTCCCGAGATCGGAGGACTCGTCCTTCAGTTCGGGATGCTCTTGGATCATTCGATTGACGCTTGCGCTCCAATTCTCGTTGAACTCCCGAATTTTTCTCTCGCTCCGCTCGGCATCTTTTCTGATCTTTTCCTCAAGCTTGTCAGCCTGAATCCTTGCGGCCTTGGCGAGATCATCCTTGCCCTCTTCCTCCCACTCACGGGCGAACTTGCGTAGCTCCTCAGGCTTGGCCGGACTGGTCGGATCGGAGGCTTTTTCAGCTTCCTCTGCTTTCCTCTGCAGTTCCGCCTGAATCGCCCGAACTTGGGCTTTCTCGGCTTCCAGCTTTTTCCAGCTTTCGGCCAAACGAGCCTCTTCCTTCACCCGCTTGACATCCTTCGTTTCAGGCTTGTCCGAGGTTTCGGAGGCGTTGAGAGACTTATCAGAATCACTCGATTCTGCTTTTGAATCTTCTTTTGTTTCCTTGGAGGATTCGACTGGCTCATCCGAGCCTTTCTCCCCCTCCTTGTTTTCTGGTTTTTCCGAGGCCTCTTGGCTCTGCTTGGCGATGGCAGACGATTCCGCCTTCGGTTTGTAGGGAACTCCGTCAGCCTGCGCCGCAAGCTCACGGATCATCTCCTCGTTCACCGATTCAACCTTGAGGGAGTCGGCTGGCCCCACGGCCTGCTCAACTCCGATGTTGCTCTCCTCAATCATGGTTTGTCAGGTATCCTTCCCGTTAAGTTTAAGGCCGTAGTTTTTCGAGGAGTTCAGAGACGGCCTCGGGCTCCGATTCCTCGTTAAATTCTTCAATCTCGGCGGAAGCCAGCCATTCGATAAAGACCAGTGCTTCCCGAAATCCAACCGCCTTGCCGGACTCGAACAATCCCCCTCCTTTGAAAACTGCGCTTATATCTTTTCTAGTGGCCGCATTTCGCAGACAGGTGATGAACCGCTTGCCGGAGGCAGAATCAAAGAACAACTTGGTATTGGCCGTGTCTGACTGCTTCCAGTCAACCGAGGCCTCTCCAAGTTCTTTCCAGAGCCGTAAGACGAGTTTGAGTTTATGCAACATAATAATGCTTATTACACTTTTCAGCCCTGAGGCATGGTTTGGGTTGAAGTCATTCCGTCCTGAGGCTGGGCCTGAGCCTGCATCTGGCTCTGCATATCCTGAGCCTGCTTTCTGAGCATGGCCCGAATCTGCCTCTCGGCATTCTTGTCGGTCTGACCCAAGCCCTGAAGATGTCCCTCGAGGTGCTGGGAGTATAGCTGTTGAGCCTGCTGAGATCCCCCGCCCTGCTGGGTAAGAAGCTGAATCCGGCCAAGCAAAACCTCAATATGAGCCTTGTGGTCATCCTGCGGCTTCACCTGAACTGGGAAGCCGCTCTCCATAATCAGGTTTTCCTTGGCCTGCTCTTCCCTCTCGTCCTGCCCCTTCAGATTGGGGTCAGTCAGGAGTTTCCCGACCAAAGCCGGATCATCAATCTCAAGAACTGAGCGAACCAAGGAGGGCTGATCCACGAAAGGATTCCCAGCTAATAGTTGCATCCGGCTAAAGGCCTTCTGGTATTGGACGGCCTTGTTGATGCCATCTGCCGAGCCCGAAGGATGAATTGCATATTCAACCTGCAAGGCTTCGGGCGGGATAGTCCCAAAGGCCTGATTGAAATAATAAGAAAGTGATTTCTTTCCGAACTGGCAAAGAACCGAGTAGGCCTGCCGATAGACGTAGCCAAGCGAGATTCGGAAGATTCGAGCCCGAAGATCCGTGGATTGACCCATCAAAGCCCCGATCTGGGAAATCTCGGTGGCAGTACGGGCATTCTTCATTCCCTGCTGTTGGCCCATCCCAAAGTCAGGCATGGAGGTCAGGTACTCGGAAATCATCCTCTGGTTAATCATTTCTTGGTCAAAGCTGATCGGAGGTTGGGGCATGGTCACGGGAGACACACCCACGGGAAGAATCGTAGCGGGGCCGAACTTCAAATTGTTGGAGTTGGGAATGTCCTGCTCGCAACGGAAAAGAGGGCGATTATATAGGGTCATCGCATCGGCCTTCTCGTTCATCAGCTTGCACATATAGCTCTCAAACGGAGCCACGATCTCGCAGATTCCCCGACTGGAATAAACGCCCTTATCCTTGATCTCCATGACAAACGGAACAAAAGGCATCTGACCATGCTTATAGGGCAACTCAAACGAAGGCCTGATGTCGTCCTCGGGGGAAAGAGGGCTGAACGTGTGAACGAATATCTTGCCCTCCTCATCCCGCTCATAAACCTCCCAAACGATAACCTGATCCTCCTCGGCCCCCACGGTGATCCCCTCCCGCCGGAACTTAATGTTCTCGAGCGTGGAGAGGCGGGTTCCCTCGCCTGTCCTGCCTTTGATCTTGCGGATCAGTTCCTCGTCCTGATTGTAAAGCTTGTTGGACTTATATTGGTTCAGGCTGAGTTGGATGACATGACAGAGCCGATCACAGCTACGGATGTCCCGAGTGTAGTGAGGGACAATGGCAAACACGGGGTCAACGGAATCAAACCGCACCGACTTTGTGTCCTCGTCCCAAGAAATCTTCAGCAGGTTCAACCCGCTCATCAGGGTATGGTCAATGGCCGTCAGGATCTCGCTCTCAAAATTGCTTTCCTGCTTGATGCAGTAATCAAACCAACGGGAGATCCCCTGCGTGATTCCTTCGGTCTGGGGGGTCGAAGGAACAAACGAGGCAATCACCTCATTGGAAAAAACCTGCTGATAGTAAAAAGGCTTGAGCTTGTTGATGATTGAATCGGCAAGCGGGTAGTGAAGATCGGCCTGCCAAGGCAATTTCTTTTTCCGGCGGAGCCCCGAATGCCGCATCTCATACCAAATCCTCTGCCGCTCCTCCCAGCCAGTACGGGCCTTCAGATCATCGAGCAAGGCCTTGAAGAGATCGTTGCGTTCCATCATTTGCTTCTGGCCTCGTATTCCAAATCATTCACCGCATGGAGGGCTTCCGAGGCCCACCGCTTCACCTGAGGATTGGATTCCCTGACTTCCTTGTATTCCGGCATCTTCATCAATCTCTCCACATTCCCGTTAGTTCTTGCGATTGGCTGAGTCGTTACGCACCCACCAAGCATCACAGTTAAGATCAGCGTCAATGGCTTCGTTATTCCGCTTCCACTGAGCCCGATTCGCCGATTCCTCAATTTCACTTCGGTTGGGAAGCAAACCAAGGATCTTCGATATAATCTGCAAGATGGCGGCAAGGATTCCCACTTAGTCGATTTTGAGGCCGAGCCCCTTGAGGAAATTCACAATCTTTTCGAGGAAGGAATCGTCCGCCGGAGTTGGGGTCAGCTTCACAATGATCCGGCTTGCGAGAACAATCCCGCCCACAGCCGCCACAATTTGAGTCCAGTTTTCCGTGATCCAAGTCCATGCTTGCATTTATTTCATCCTCCAATATCGAAGCCAGCACACACAGGTTCCCCTTCCGAGTATTCCTGCATCTCGCTCCATTGATCTGACCCCGTATTGCCGGAATCAAACACTGCAAGACTATTTTCAGCCCTAACGCAACAAACCCCGCAAACGGCATCCCCCCGATCCGGCGAGCATACCCCCCGCCTCCGCATCTCGTCCTTGGACTCCAATCCCAGCTTGCCGGAGGAGGCTATCTTAGCCTTACGGGAGCATAATTGGGCATCTAGAAGCTCGTCAGTAGGTAGGATGATTTCAGCCCTCTCCACCTGCCTAGCCGTCTCCCACCAGATTTCAGAGCTCCTATTGACGTAGTTCTCAGAGTAAGCCCTAGCCCCAAAGTTCACCCTTTTGATAGCCCACCCCTGCTCCCGCATCCTATCGTTCATAGGCTTCCCAAGTCCCCCATCATCAGCCCAAACATCAGAAGGCCTTAAATTAGCCTTCTTTAGCTCTATAATGGCCTTGCCTACGCTTCTCATGGTATCCGAGTCCTTCCACCCTATAAGCGGCTCTATCGTGTTTCCCCGCCTTATAGCGATCACCGTCTCGTCCCCACCCCCTGCCCAATCTATAAAAGCCACTGGATTGCCCTCCTGCTTCTTGGGAGGATTGTTTCGGCAATTAAGAATTTTAGAGAAAGTGAAGGGGGAGATCCCGTCATCCTCTCCCATAAACTCGCTGAATATCATACTGCGGATAAAAGGGTTATCTCGCCCATGCTGTTCTATCTGCATATCAATCCACTCTTTCTTAATATGGGGGCAGTCATAGGCCGATACAGAGTAGTTTTTCCAATACTTGCGCTTCCCTAGGAAGCATTGAGCAAACTCCCCGTCCATACCTCCCGTACTGGACATGGCTAACCAAGCGGAAGGCTGACACCTTTCGGCGGCTCGCCAGATGTCAGTAGGGATGGATTTCGCCTCGTCAAAGATCATCAGGAGTTTGTCGTTATGCCAGCCCTCAAATCTGTTAGGTTCGTCAGTGGAGAACCCGATAGCCTTAGATCCGTTAGGGGCAGTTAGGTCAGTAGCGTTAAGAGTCCAGCCTTTGAGCTTGTCCCGCCATCCAGCCAGCCTTTGCCAAAGCTGTTCCTTAACCTGACGATAGACCCCCGCCGTAGTGACGACCTGACTTTGCGGATAGACCGTGCACCACCAGAGGACTAACGGAGCCGCCAAACAGGAGGTCTTGCCAGAGCCGTTGGCGGCTTTCAGAGCAACCCGATTGCATAGGCCAACATCGAGAAAAACTTTGGCCTGCCAAGGATGGAGATCTATGCCAAGAAGTTTGGAGAAGCCAAGGGGGGTTGCTAAAAGTTGCTCTTGCGTCAGGTTAGCCGGAAGTTGGGAGGGGTCGGATATAGGCATTAGAGAGGAGGTTGAGTTTTTTGAAATTTTTCTGAAAGGGGGATATAATTAAACATGGGGGCCGGAGGGGGGTGGTGCGGGGGGCGTGTCGGCGGTCTGGGGATTCTTCCTCGGATACTTCCTAGGCCTCCCAAGTCTTTTCGGCTTAACATGTTCCACCGATTGCACCGCCTCAGGCTCACCCCCTCCCCCCACCTCTTCCGCCTCGACCTCGACTTGTTTTATCTCTGTAGGTGGTGCTGATACTTCATTACAATTATTAGGTAACAGAGTAGAAGTGGTGGTCGTGTCGGGATTTTGTAGGGATGCGGATTGATTGCCCAACAAAGACCCCCAAGCCCCCATAAGTTTCCCGATTGCATCGTCACCTAACGCTAACACTTGAACAGTTCCATTGGCTCCATTGGACACATAGGCAGGTGAAAACTCCTCCTTAGCTCTACGCTCTAGGAGCCACTGCGAAGGCTTTTCGCTAATCTTGCTATGTTTTTCGATGTTCTCAACTTGGCTCTTAACAAAAAAAGAATGAGCCTCCTCCATCATGGGGCCAAACTCAGGATGCTCCGCCACCCACTCTTTGCTTGTGTTATATGGAATCCCGCACAACGGGGAGGCATACCGCAACGGCAACCCCCTTTTAATTTGATTACATATTTGCCTAGCTTTAGCCATCGACCATCTAGAAGGTCTCCCACCCCTTCCCCTAACCTTGTGAGGTTCGACATTCACCAAACCCTTCCCGTATTACCAAAAAAAAACTTGTCAAACATTGAAACGGCACTACGGGCAAAACTGGAATCACGGGGAGGACACAAAGCCCCAATGGATTCCAGCAAGTCCCATCCTTGGATGACAGAGGGGAAACCCGCCAAGCGTACACGGCCTTCAATCGGTGCTAGGCTCGCCCCCTAGCTTAAAAAGAGGTTCACCACCTGCGATTGCCCACCCCCGCTAAAGAGGGATAGTTCCTTACTGGCTTACCGAGGACACAGGGCAAACTACACCACGCAAACCAATCGCTCCCCAACAGGGCGAAAACTGCCCACACACTTTCCGTAGATTATATTCCTTCTTATATATTCAAACAACCTACGAGCCCCCCGTAAGGTTGCATCATGTAAGTCCTCACCTTCGCTCTCTCTTCCCCTTATCCTCCGTGGCTCGCTGTTCGGGGAAGTCTTAGGCTTGCCGTTAATTGCTCCCGCCTTTTTCTTTTTTAGGTTTTTTTCTTTTTGGTTAGTTCGTTAAAATCTTCCGTTTATTCAAAGCCCCCGCAAAAATAAATCCTCCCTGTTCCATTAGCTTTCCTAATTCAAAAAGGCCTTTTCCCCTCGGGAGGTTGCATTTAGTTAATTAAAGCCCATTAGCTGATCTTATTCCTACTTAGAGCATATTGACTGAATCGGTTGCTAAGTGTAACAAGGCTACATGACAAACATTGAGAAACAAAACAAGACAAGCCACAATCATCTTATCGGCGGGGCTACTTGGTTTGAGGCCTTGGCCGATATCCACAAAAACAATTTAGCAAAAAGGGAGCTTTTCAACGAAATAGCCAAAGCCCTGCGCCACTATGACGACAAGCTAGGCCGAGAACTTGCAAGGCTGAAAGGAGTGGAAGCCCATGACTAAACAAGAAGCAATCGAAGCAAAGAAAGCAAAGATGCGGGAGCTTGCGGATATGTTCTCGAAGCTTTCTGAGGCCGAGCGGGTGGAACTTTCCAACCAGCTTGGGAGCCTTAGAACCATTGAGGGTCGTCCCCTATCCTTCAAGAACTCCGCCCTGCTTTACTTCCAACGCAAGGGGGTCTCCATCGTGGGAGGATTCCAACAATGGAAGAAGGCGGGAAGGATCGTCAGGAAAGGCGAGAAGTCCCTCCTGATCTTCTGCCCCGCAACCAAAAAGCCCAAGGAAGGCGAGGTCTCGGAGGATTCTCCCCTCTTCTTTTTCTCGGGGAATGTCTTCGACATCTCCCAAACCGAACCCCTTACCTCAGCCGAAACCCAAACCCGTTCCCTTGTCGGGAATGCGTAATAAGCAAACTTAGAACCAAAGGAGAACCAACCATGAACCCAACCCAAGCCCTTAAACTTATCTGCGATGGGATCATCCAATCGCTCAAAACCAACCCAACCGGAACCCCCGAGGGCTCCCTCTATGCCGTCCTGATGACGCAGGGATGCACCCTCGAGCAGTTCACCGCCATCATCGGAGCCCTCTGCGATGCGGGAATGATCCGCAAAGAAGGCCACCTCCTCTTCGCCTAACCTC